TCTGGATGTGCGGGCAGGGGGCCATGGCGTTTGGTTGGGGGCAAATGGCGCGTCCCACCCAGCGCGACGAGACTGACTATCAGTTCCTGAAAGGCGTCGGCGTCGAAATGGCCTACGGCATCGGCAAAATGTTCAAGAAGACCCTCGGCGGCAACTTGAAGGAATGGTCGATCGCTACCGGCTTCTATGCCGCGCAGCCTGACGCATAAGGAACAACATCATGGCAACAATCCCAGCCCGCGTCATGGGCTATCAAGTACTTCAATATCTGCGCGCTCCACTCTCGTTCGCCGACGGCGTTACCGGCATTGTGCAAGTTGGCACATTGCCCGCCGGTGCCATCGTTCTGCGTACCTACGCCGTCATCACCACGGCGTTCAACGCCACTGGCAATACGATGAAGATCGGCACCGTGGCATCCGATGCCTCCTTTGGCACCGGCATCTCCACTGCGGCTGCCGGCGTCATCACTGGCGGCACCGCGCTCGCCACCGCGACTACCGTAGCCCCGACCGTCGATACTCCGGTCATCGCCACCTACACCTCGACCGGCTCCGGCACCGCCGGCGCTGGTTGGGTCGTGGTCGAATATCTGCCGGTCGCATAACGAGTACGGGCGTGGGGACATTCCTCACGCCCTTTTCAGGAGAAGTGCATGGCTAAGGTGACCTGGATCGGTGAGGATAGTCAGCATCAGCGCGAGGACGGGAGCGGCATGGGCCCGCAATTCGTCACATTCCAAGGTCGGAAGTTCGACAAGGGCAAACCGCTCGATGTCACTGATCCCACACTTATCAACAAAGCGATCGGCAGCCGTTTCTTTGAGGTCGAACTGACCGACGACGAGCAGGAGCGGTACGACGAGGAACACATGCCCGAGCCGGCCGACGAGGCCCCCGAACCCAAGCGTCGTCCGCCCGGCCGTCCACCGAAGGTGAAGAGCGATGCCATCGACAGCAACGCGGCCTGAACTGATCGATGCGGTTCTCGACGAGCTCGGCCTGCCTGGCGCGGGGCAGTCCAACTCGGCCGAGGATGTAGCCAAGATCGACGGTCTGATCGACAAGGCGCTTGGCGAACTGGAGGCGCAAGAAGTCATCCGGCTCGGTGACAGCGACGAGTTTCCCTACGCCGTCTTCAACCAACTCGCCGTGTTTATCGCCGAGCGAGCTGCACCCGCTTACGGACGACCCAGCAATTTCCCGGTGATGGAAATGGCCAAGCAACAGTTGCGGGTGGCGGCGCGCGGCGGCCCGACCTACGAGACCATGCGCAGTGAGTATTTCTGAATGGTCCAAATTCCCTTCCCGCTGTCGTCGGCCCCTGGCCGTGTGCCGCAGGAAGGCGCCGGCCGCCTGCTCAACTGTTTCGCCGAACCGCTCGGCGATGGGCGCGTGGTATGGGCGCGCTGTCCCGGTCTGACGCGGTTTGCGACCTCGACACAGACCGGCTTCTGCGGTGGGCTGCAGGTCGCCGGCACGCTCTACACCGCTTGGAATGGGCACGTCGCGACATTCAATAGTAGCAGCGGCGAGACGGTCCTGACCGGCACGCTTGTCACCACCACCAGCAAGGGCTTCTGGGCGCGCAACAACAAGGCTTCGACGCCCGACATCGTGTTCGTCGATCCCGACAACGGCGTCTACACCGTCACTGCGAGTGCGGTATCGCCGTTTGTCGATACCGATGTTAATGGCTCTGGCTCAGTTGCCAACTCAGTCTGCTTCCAGCACGGCTATTTCTTCTTCACTATCGGGGACGGGCACGTGTTCGCATCCGACCTTAACTCGGTCAACGTCAACTCGCTCGCCTTCACGGTGGCGGAGGCCAAGCCCGACGGCGCGTTGCGCGCGATCCCCTGGAACGACCAACTCTACATCTTTGGCCCTTCGTCGCTGGAGATATATCAGGACACCGCCAATACGCCGCCGGCCTTCCCCTATTCGCTCGTCACCACGGTCTCCACCGGCCTCGCCGGCCGCTACGCCATCGCTGGGCACGAGGACGGCTTCGGCGGCAAGGGTTTGATCTGGGTTGCTGACGATAACACCGTCGTCATCCTGAAAGGCTATCAGCCCGACAAGATATCGCCGCCGCATCTCGATCGCCTGATTGCAGCCGTCGCCGACAAGAACACGCTCGAGGCCTGTGTCTATATCAGCGGTGGCCATCCCAAATGGGTGCTGTCGTGCGATGCCTGGACCTGGGAGTTCGACCTCAACACCCAGAAATGGAACGAGCGCGGCTCCTACCTGATCCCACGCTGGCGCGGCACTCAGGCAGTGTATGCGTTCGGCCGCTGGATCGTCGGCGACACCGAGTCCGGCAAGTTGCTTGGCGTCGATGAGATGAACCACACCGAGGATGGCGATCCGTTGCTCTATCGCTTGGAGAGCGGCCCGGTCGCCAAGTTTCCCAACCGTACTGTCGTGCCGCGCGCAGACTTCAACTTCGCCACCGGCACCGGCATCGCTACCGGACCCGATCCGATCGCCACCCAACCGCGGGTGCGGATCTCGTGGTCGGACAATGGCGGCGTTCACTGGGGCAACCCGTTGCACCGTCCACTGGGACCGCAGGGCCGGGCCGAGCAGCGGGTGACGGTGACCCGCACCGGCATGGCGGGCCCAATGGGGCGCCGTTGGCGGCTTGATGTCACTGACCCGGTACACGTCGGCCTGATGGGTGGCGACCAGGCTACCACGTTGATGTCCGACTGATGGCCACCACCTCGCCCGAACTACCGCCAATGCCGTCGTCGAACGTGCCGGTGGTCGATCCCAAGACTGGGCTCATCAGCCCCGAATGGTACGGCTGGCTGCGGCTGGTGGAGATCATTCTGCGCAGGCTGCGCACCGAGGTCTGAGGGTGCGTTGTTGGCATCGTTAGAGTCGCCAAATTGGCGAGTCTAAAAGAGGGAGTGCGTGTCATCGGCCTCTTCGATGCCTTCAGTTCTAAGCCCGCCCAGAACGCCGCGGCCGCCAAGGTTGCCGGCCTCAACCAGGGTTATCAGCAACTCTCCGATCTGTACGGGCAGGCTGCCGGGGCGCTCACCAGCAATACCCAGCAGGGCATTGGTCTCTATCAGCCGCTGATCCAGAGCACACAGGCAGGCTCGAGCGCCTATGCCGATGCCAGCGGTGCCAATGGGCCAGAAGGGCTGGCGCGGGCGCGGGCCAACTTCACCGCCACGCCGGGTTATCAGGAGGGGCTGAACCAGACGCTAGACCAGAACGATCGGCGGGCGGCCTCGCGCGGCATGCTCAACTCAGGCAATACCATCGCCGACACCACCAAGCTCGCCACCGACTATGCCAACCAAAAATACGGCTCCTACGTCTCCGGACTCTCGCCCTATCTCAGTGCCAACCAGAACGCGGTCGGTGGAGCGAGCGGACTCTATAGCCAACTCGGCACTGGGCTTGCAGGCCTCTACGGGCAGGAGGGACAGGCCGCACAGGCGACCCAGACCGGCATCGGCAATGCTCAGGCTGCCGCTGCGGTGGCCCCGCAACAGGCATCCTTGAACCTCTGGAACACCATCATTGGCGGCGCACAGGCTGCGGGCAAAGCCATTGCCGGAATGGGATAACACATGCCCATCACCCCCGCCGACAGTCTCGACCTCCTGATCGCCAAGGGTCCGCCCGACACTAAGGGCCTCGCCGACCAGATCGCCAATCTGCCCAATGCCTATTGGTCCGGCCTCGACGAGGCCTACAAGCGGCGCACGCAGGATGCGTTCCAGGGCGGCGTGCCGACGATCAAAGGGCCGAATGGCGAGGATATTCCAGACTATAATGCTGCTGCCATTACGGCATTGAGACTGGGAGGCACTCCGGCCGTTGCGCCGTTCGCCACGCTGGCTGGTCTCGATATCAAGAGGCAAGAACAACTAGGCGATATCACCGCAGCCAAGGTGCGTGCCGGCGATGTCGTTCCAGGCGCTCCACCCTCCACCTCCGACACCAGTCTGTCGCCGCCGACTGCCCGCATCACCGTGCAGCCAACCTCTGTCCCGTCTCGGCCGCTGAGCCCTTCGCAGGCCAGCCCCAACGCTGAGACATCAGCGATCTCAGCAATCCCTTCGGGGTTTGGTGATCGCGAAGGGTATAGTCTTGCGACCGGGATTGTCGCCCGGCTCAATGCCGCCAACCCTGGTGCGCCGCCGATCACCG